GACGAGGCTACCGACTTCACCGGCAGTCAATTCACCTTCATGTTGTCGCGCCTGCGCACCATGGCCCAGGTCCCGAAGCAGTTCGTGCTGACGACGAACCCCGACCCTGACAGCTATCTGCGAAACTGGGTCAGCTGGTACATCTCGTCCGACGGCACGCCCGACCCCCAGAAGTCGGGAATCACCCGTTACTTCATCCGTGACAAGGACGAGGTCGTCTGGGCGAACAACCGCGAGGACCTGCTGAAGTACGTCGACGGCGACCCGCGCCAGGTGACCTCGTTTGCGTTCATCGCCGCTACGATCTTTGACAACAAAATCCTGCTCGAGAACGACCCAAGCTACCTCGGCCGGCTGAAGTCGCTGCCGGCAGTCGACCAGGCCCGCTACCTCGGCGGCAACTGGGACGCCAAAGAGAGTGCCGGCGACTTCTATCAGAAGGACTGGTTCAAGATCTGGGGCAGCAGCGCGCTCGAGCGCACGCTGATGCACCAAGACGGGCCCGGCTCGAGGATCGTGCAGTCGATCCGGTGGTGGGATTTCGCAGGCACCCCGGTGAAGGGCGATCTGGTCCCGGGAATTGAGCGGCCCGCCGACTTCAAGGCCCGGGACCCGGCCACGACCGACCCGCCGGACTGGACCGTGGGCGTGCGCCTGGACCGCACCGCAGACGGCCGCACGATCATTGCCGACGTGAAGTTCGCCCGCGACACGCCCGGGGCGATTCACGCCCTGATGGCTCGTACCGCGCAGGAGGACGGCCCGCTGGTTGCGATCGGCTGGTGGCAGGACCCTGGCCAAGCCGGCGTCGACCAGGACGAGCGGCTCAAGGCCAACATGGCTGAGTATGGCTACGCCGAGTCGATCTCGGCCAGCAAGAACAAGCGCGAGTACGCGCGCGACCCGAGCCGCGCGGCCTTCCAGGGGCAGCTGCACTACGTCGTGGCCCCGTGGAACGCCCGGTTTTTCAACCAGCTGCAGGACTTCCCAAACCCCAAGGAGAAGGACGACGCGGTGGACGCACTCTCGGGCGCCTGGCACTGGCTCGTCTTGAATCCAGGGGGCGCCTACGGCTACGAGGCCGCCGATCACGGCTCGGCGATCGTCATGCCGGGAGACGCCGACTTTTTCCTCCCGCCGAGCACCCGGGACACGCCGCACCACAGGTATCAGGAGTCCACGGGGAACCGTTTCGGGCGCGGTCGGCGTGTTTTGTAGGTGTGCTAGTATAAGCCTGTGACGATACTCGACCACACGGGTCGTCCGTTTACCAAAGAGACGATCGCGTCGAAAGGTGGGCGGGCGTACAGCGTCAATTCGAAGGATGATTGGCAGGAGTCAGTCGCTGCAGGCATCACGCCTGCGCGCCTCGCGGAGGTCCTGCGCTCAAATGATGCGGGAGACAACCGCGACCTGCTGACGCTCGCCGGGGAGATGGAAGAGCGCGATCCACACTGGTTCGCCCAGCTGCAGACGCGCATCAACGCGATCGCGTTCACCAAGATCCGAGTCGAGCCGCGGCGCAAGGACCGCACAAACAAGCAGGCGAAGGATATCGCTGAAGTTTTTCAGGAGGAGGTCGTCGACAAGGCGAGCTTCCGCTGGCTGCTCACCAGCCTGATGGACGGCATCAAGATGGGTTACTCGGTAGTGCAGCCCGTTTGGAACACCTCGACGCGCCCCTGGACCTTCCAGTCCTTCGAGCACATCGACCCGCGCGCTTTTCAGTACGACACGAAGGAGCACAAGCACCTCCGGTTGCGCGACGACAGCAGCACCGAGGGCCGGCCCCTGCCGCCCGGGCTGTTCCTGGTCCACAAGCCCCACATCCGCACGGGGGCGCCGCTGCGCGCCTCCCTGACGCGCCTGGGCGCCGTCAACTGGTTCTTCAAAGTGACCTCCGTCTCAGACTGGCTGGCCTTCGCCGAAGTCTACGGGATGCCGATCCGCATCGGCCGCTACGACAGCCGGGTGACGGACGACGAACTCGCGACCCTGCGCAACGCGCTGGTGAACCTGGGGCATGACGCAAGCGCCATGATCCCAAAGTCGATGGACCTCGAGATCGTGGACGCCCGCCGGCCGACCTCGGGTGACAACGTCTACACAGGCGTGGTGAGCTACCTGGACCAGTGCGCCAGCCGCGTCGTGCTCGGGCAGGTGCTCGCGGCCGACGCGCGCGCTACGGGGCTCGGCACGGCGATCGCGGACCTGCACCGCGAAGTGCGCCAGGACATTCTAGAGGCTGACGCCCTGGCGATCCTCGACACCCTTGAGTACCTGCTCAGGATCTGGGTGCAGCTGAACTACGGCCTCGACGCGCCCGTCCCGCGGATCCGCCTGGACATCGAGCCGCCGGCCGACCTGCAGAAGTTCACCACCGCTGTTTTGCCTTGGTTCGTCCAGGGCGGCATCCCTATTGGCAGGGCCTGGCTCTACGAGCACCTGCAGATCCCGGAGCCCGAGGAGAGCGAGGACGTCGTCAAGGCGCCGCTCGCACCCGGCACGCCTGGGGCCGGAGCCGCTGGACCGGTCAAGGGGGTAAAATCCGTGAGCACCAAGCAGCGTGTTGCGGCAGCAAAGTAATAGAGGAAGCGATGCGTTTTATAGTTGTCCTGTTTCTGCTAGTCGCCGCGTGTCGAACGTACACGATCGAGATCGTCGAGCCTGACGGCGGTCTGCACGTCGACATCGACGTGAACCTGCCCTGTGACGGCGGCATCCCTCTGCATCTACAATAGGAGCCGCCGTGCTGAGTGTGACGTACGTAGCGCGCGCCTCGCGTGCTCAGGCCCGCGACTGTGCGCGCATTCAAGACTGGTTTGGGCCCCTGAACGGGAAGGTGCCCAAGGCGGGCGAGCAGGTGTGGCTGCTGAAGCAGGGCCGGTGGATCGTCGGCTTCGCCCTGGCTGTGCGCTCCGGGCCCGACGTCTGGACCACGAATTGCGTAGTTGCAGGGCCTGCCAGGGGCCAGGGCGGGCAGCGCGCCCTGCTGGACGCAAGGATCGCCTGGGCCCGCATCACTGGTGCTGAGCGCGTCCTGACGTACACCGATGACCGCAATTGGCTCTCGGCGCGCAACCTGGTCGCCTCCGGATTCCGCATCACGACGCTGGACGAGGCCGGCTGGGTCTATTTCACGCTGAATCTGACTTGACGCTGGGCCCCGACTGGTCCACGGTACTAGGGAGCCGTTCGGCATGGTGCCCGGGGAGAGCCCGGGACGGGTTTGTGCAACCTCATGAAACACCGGAGGCGGCTCATTTAGTCGGAGGGACGTTGGACAAGCAAAAGTACACCCCGGACGAGTTTGGGCACGAGATCCCCTGCCGGGTCTGGCTGCCGAACCAGCAAAAGACCATCCTGGTCGATCTGATGTGCTTGCCCGACGAGGCCAAGTCGTTTGACGTGATCGTCCACGCCTTGGCGACCAAGGCGAGGTACAACGGCCACACACCCTGGCCCTACTCCGTGGCTCTGCACAGCGTGCTCGTCTCGCTGCTGATGCCAGACAACAGCACCCCCGCGCTCGAGTTTGAGGCATTGCTACACGACGCGGCCGAGGCGTTTGTCGGGGACGTGATCCACCCGATCAAGATGAAGATCGCGGAGCTGTACAAGCCGATCGAGAATGCCGTCGACGAGCAACTGCGCCACTTCTACCGGCTGCCACTGAAGGAGTCGCTCGGCGTGAAGCTGGCCGACAACAAGGCCCTTTGGCTCGAACAGTTCATTCTGCAGGGCAAAGAAATCCAGCTGAGCTACAAGCTCCAGCTCACGGCCCGGGACTTCAAGATCGCTGAGGCGCTGATCGGGAAACCGGTCTCCTTCTCGGCTACTCGCGAAATCTTCCTCGCCCACCTGGGCGCCGTAATGAGCGGCTCCGCGAGCTGAATTGCAACAAGCCTACAGGTACGCTATAACGTACTTGTGCGTTATCTAGTCCGAGCGGACGCTGCAGCTAAGTCGGTAGAGCTTGACATCTACGAGCCGATAGGGGAGGACCTCTTTCACGAGGGGGTCACCGCGTCGGCTGTTCGTCAGACGCTGAAGCAGAACTTCGACGCCAAGCAGATCACGCTCCGGATCAACTCGCCCGGCGGCAACGTAATCGACGGCTTCGCGATCTACAATCTGCTGGCGCAGCATCCTGCGCGAGTAATCGCGTATGTGGATGGTCTGGCCGCCTCGATGGCGTCCGTAATCCTGATGGCGGCCGACGAGATCAACATCGCGGCGAACGCCCAGGTGATGATCCACGACCCCAGCGGCGTCGCGCGCGGACGGGCCAAGGACCTGGTACGCGCGGCCAGCATGCTGGACCAGATGCGGGACGCGATCGCTGATGCGTACGTCGCGCGCGCCGGGGTAGCCCGTGACGAAGTGCTGCGCCTGATGGACGCCGAGACCTGGCTCAGCGCCAAGGACGCGGTGCGCCTGGGCTTTGCGGACACCATCGTGCCGAACAAAACCGGCGAAGCTAAGGGACTCGTGAAGGCTGCCGCATGCCTGAACGCTGAGGACCTGAAGCGCTTCGACAACGTCCCCGACAGCATCCGCCAGGCGGTGCTCTCGCGCCCCGATTTGGACACTGTACGCAAATCTGCTACATTGACTGTAGACGACATCGAGATCGAAGTCGAGGAAAATTTTGTGAGCGACAAAATCACCGACCCCACCGACCCCACCGACCCCACCGACGCGCCAGACATGGCGACGCTGATCGCTACCGCTGTGGCGTCCGCCATGGCTCCCGTCGTGGCAGAGCTGACCAAGCTCCGCACCGAAGTGGTTACCCCGGCAGCCCCGGCCGTCGCGCCTGACTTCGCCGCGCGCGTGAGCGCAGCAGCTGAGAGCGCGATCAGCGCGGGCAAGCTCCCGAATACGCCGGAAGCCCGGAGCTACTTCGCGTCGCAGGCCAAGGACGAGGCCAGTCTGGCCAAGTCGACCGCCTACTTCGCCTCCGCTGCGCCTATCGTGCCGACCGATGTGGTCGTCACGACCTCGGGCCTGACCGGTAGCCCAACTGTCCCCACCTTCCAGGCGAGCGCGCTTCGCACGTTCGAGCACCTGGGTTGGGACGTGAACAAGCTTTACGCCGCGGACGCGGACAAGGACTGATCGATGGCCAATATCACCGTTCCGCGCGACCCACAGCGCCGCGCACCAGAATCTGAGCTGTCGGACCTCGTCGAGGCCAATACCAACCTGATCAAGGGCGCCATGTATGGCCTCAACGCGGCCGGCTATGCCGTGAACATGGAGTCCGGCGTGCCGGCTACCGCGCGCGGCGAGGTCATGTACACCGTCGACAACACGGGCGGCGCGCAGGGCGCGCTACGCGTGCGCGGCCGAAGCGGCATGTTCACTCTGCACCCCGAGACGGGTGACGAGCCGACGGCCGTGGGCGCGATGACTTATTTCGTCGACAACCAGACCGTGGCCGCGACGAGCGACAACGGTGCTCGCCCCGAAGCTGGCTACCTGCATGGCCTTTCCGCCGCGGGCGACCCCATCGTGGTCGTCGGCCCGCTTGGAGCGGGCGTGGGCGGAGCCAAGACGACTGTGCTGTCGCTCGGTGCCGTGAGCGCCAAGGCAGCGGACGGCGCGGTGGCCTACGCGGTCGCGCCTGTTGCAGGCGTGATCAAGAAGTTCTACTCGGTGCTGAACGCCGTGCTGGCGACCGCGGACGCGGAGTTTCAGCTGCAGGCTGGTGCGACCTTCGGCGCGCTGGCGGACGTGGGCAGCACTACCACGGGGCTGATTACGGCGACCTCGGTTGGTGCGGTCGGCGATGTGGACGTCGCGACCCCGGTCACGACCAACACGGAAGTTGCGGTCGGCGACCTGATCGCGGCTCAGGTCGAGGGCGGCTCTACCGCCACCGGCACGGCTAACCTCTTCGTCGTGATCGAGCACTACTGACCCGCGCTAGCGGTGGAAATCTCTTAGGATAAAACGTGGACATCAATATCCAAAACTTGGAAACCGTCTTTCGCGGACTGCGTAACGACTTCCGCGGCGCGTACCGGCACGGCGAAGACGCGACGGCCGACGCGTTGGCGACGAACGTCAAGTCGACGACCGCCTCAACGCGCTTCGACTGGATGGGCGATCTGCCCGAGATGCGCGAATGGCTCGGCCCGCGCGTACTGCACCAGTTGGCATCGTTCAACTACACGGTGTATCCCAAGGATTGGGAAATCACCCTACGAGTCCAGGCGAACGACATCGCCGACGACAACATCGGGTTGTACCAGATCCAGGCGGCGAGCGGCGGCGAAGGCGCGCGCCTGCTTCGGCCGCGCGAGATCTCCAACGCGCTCGACGCTGGCGACACTGGGATTTGCTTCGACGGGCAGCCGTTCTTCGACACGCAGCACCCGGTAGGCAAAGACGGGGACATCGACCTCGTCTCAAACTACCTGAACGCTGGCGGCGCGAGCGCGGCCTCCCCCTGGTACCTGCTCGACACGACCAAGGTGATCAAGCCCATCGTGGTCGTCGACCGTGAGCGCCCGAAGTTCCAGGCGTTCGCCGACTACAGCAACCTGCACACTTTCATGCACAAGGAGTTCCTGTACGGAGCCCACGCGCGCATGGGTACCGGCTACGGCCTGTGGCAGACCGCGATCCGTAACGAGGCGGCGCTGAACATCACGAACCTGATGGCCACCCGCACCGCGATGCAGGACTTTCGGTCGGACACCAAGAACGAGGCTGGCCGGCGCAAGAAGCTGAACATCCGCCCCAACCTCCTGGTGGTCGGTGCGGCCAACGAAAACGCGGCCATCGCGTCCGTCAAGGCGCAGTACGTCAACAGCTTGACCGACCCGTTCGCGGTCTCGGCTAGCAACACGGTCAACCCGGTTCACAACGCGTTCCAGATCATGGTCGTTAGCTGGCTGCCCTGAGCTTGCTTGCTTTGGCCCGGCCCCTTGACAGCCTCGGGGCCGGGCGTCTCTCCTGGAGGATTTAGTGAAACCACAGCTCTCGTTCGATGAATTCAAGGCCGCGCTGATCAAGCACTCGCGGTCGGACCTGATGAAGCTTGCCAAGGGCGACGGCTTGAAACTGCCGTCCGGGCTTGACTCCCAGGAGAAGATCATCACGGCCATGTGGGAGGCCCGCTCCGCGCGGAGTGAGGCTTCAACCAAGACTTCCGACCCGCCGGCGGGGAGCGGTGCGCCCCCTCCTACGCACCCCCCGCCGGCCGGGCCTCGGATTCGTGTACTGCTGCGCGGAGGAACTTCCTTCTGGCGGCACGGCGTCAACTTCCGGAACCGCTGGCAGGAGATGCCGGCGTCGGACTTCAGCGAAGCTCAGCTCGAGGATTTGAGAGCGCACCCGCGCCTAGTCGTCAGGGACGTGTGACATGGCCTATGCGACCCAAGCTGACGCGGAGCTGCTGTACGGTAGCGACTACGTCACGGTCGCGTTTGATCGTGACGGCGATGGCGTAATTGACTCGGGGTTGCCCGAGTTGCTCTTCGACATCGCGACGGCCGAGATCAACAGTTTCCTGGCCGGGCGTGTGCCCCTGCCGCTGAGCACCGTGCCGTCTGACGTCATGATGCGCTGCGTTGACATCGCGATCTACCGAGCGTGCCCAAGCGCCGCGGAGCTGACCGAAGAGAAGACCACGCGTTTCAAGGCCGCCCACGATTGGCTGAAGATGGTCGCGGCCAACGAGATCAAGCTGACCGACGACGGGGACTCGCTGGGCACCCACCTCACACAGCGCGCCCGGATCATCACTGGGGCGAACTCGTACTACGAACAAGACGAGGGCTCGAGGTACTTCTCGCGCGAGATCCGCAAGAGGGACGGCCTGCTGTGATGCGGCTGCGCGTCGATGCGCGCCGGCTACAGACCGCCGCCAACAAGCTAAACACTGGGGCAAAGCGCCTCCAGTCGAGCCGCCACGCGCTCGCTCTGAGCATCGCACAGACGCTCAAGGAGATCGCCGAGCGGCGCATCAGGGTCGACAAGACCGACCCGGACGGCGTCCCGTGGAAGCCCTGGAGCGACTCCTACGCGGCCACGCGGCGCGGCGGGCACTCCCTGCTGATCGACACTCACGCCCTGCTCGAGGGCTTCACAGCGACGGCTAGCCCCGCTGGCAACGTCGCCGAGGTCGCGAACCGTGTGGGCTACGCCGGCTTCGTCCAGAAGCAACGCCCATTCTTGGGTATCGGCGCCGAAGAGCGCGACGTGATCGGGCACCTGAGCAAGAGCTGGCTGTCGAGGATCCTGTCATGAGCAAGGTCCTTACCGCACGCGACGGGATCGCCTCGGCCATGCTCGCGCTGCGCGGCTCTGGGGAGCGGTTCGAAGGCGTCTCCATCTCGACGCACGGCGGCGACTTCAACACCGAGGCCGAACTGATGGCGTACGCCAAGCACGCGCCGGCCATCGTGATCACCGTGCAGCAGGTCACGCCTACGGCGCAGACCGGCGAACAACCCGATGCGAACATCACCTTCGCTCTCTTCCTGCTGACCGTCGACAAGCCCGGCGTCAAGCGCACCGAGGGCATGATCGCCCTGGTTGAGAACGTCTGTGAGTTCGTCGCGCGCTACCCTACGAAAAACTGGGGCACGTGCACCGGGCCGGTCTCGAACATGATCGCCCGTAACTACTACGGCTCGAAGTTCGACGGCAAGGGCGTTGCCCTATGGGGCGTCTTCTGGACCCAGCGCATCGAACTCGAGCCACCTTCGCCGTACGTCTACGGCACCTTCGACACCATACACGTTGACTGGGACCTCGCGCCGCGTGATAACGACGCGGCCCTGGGCGACGTGGTCGATGCGGAGGACCTGCTAGACTTCAGTACAGCCCCTGCCCAGCCCGTCACCTGGGGCGGCAACGCGGTAACCTGGGGCGGAAACCCTGTCACGTGGTAAACCATGCCTGAACTCGACCCAGCACTGAGCACCGGAACGATCCAGGGGCGCACTGCGCTTGGAGTGAACAACAGCCCCGGGGCGGCCGAGGCAGTCTGGCCCGAGGTTGTAGACGCCTCCATCGACACGCAGCACCTGGCGTCTGGCGCGGTCACTACAGCCAAGCTCGGCGCGGACGCCGTCGACGGCACGAAGATCG